CAAGGTTGACGAGAATGGTCTGTGGGTTCGTGGCCGCGTCGACAAGCCCGCAGCGGGCTCGTGGGCCGAGGACATCTTCAACAAGATCAAGCGCGGCACCATCAAGTCGTTCTCCGTCGGCGGCATCTTCAAGCGCCGCATGACCCCGCAGGGTCCGCGTATCTTCGACGTCGATCTCGGCGAGATTTCCGTCACTCCGTATCCGGTCAACCCGCGCACCCACTTCGCCGTCGTCGCCGGCAAGTCCTTCCAGGACGCCCCGGAGCTAGAGGCTGAGGAAGCGCCGGCCGAGGAAGAGGTCGTAGCGCCGGAGACCCCTGAGGTCGAGGCACCGGTCGATGAGACCGCAGAGACCGAAGGCGAGGAGAGCACCGAGGAGACTGAGCAGGTCGAGGTCCCGGAGTCCGAGGAGGCCCCGACGCTTGAGGCCGGTTCGGTGACCGCCGAGCACATCGCCAACGGAGCGATCGGCAGCGAGCACCTCTCCGATGAGCTTCGCTCACGATTCAGCGAGTTGAAGAACATCGATGAGTTGTCGCCGGAAGAGGTTCAGGCGCAGGTCAATGGCATTGTGTCGCGACTCGGCCGTGTTTTCGACCAGCTTGGCATCCGATGGGATGAGGGCACTTCTCAGGCCGACGAAAACGCCTAGTGGTACGAGGCTTGTCACAGCATTTGATTGACTTCTTCGTGTGAGTAATTCCACTCACGTAACTTTTTGTCACTAGGCTCTCTAGGATTACACCAAATGGAACTTGCAGACATCATCACCAAGATCGAGGCCCTTGAGAGCCGCGCAAGCGAGCTTGTTGAGAAGGCATCGACCGACGCCTCCTCCGACGTAAAGTCCTTCATGGACGAGGTCGAGAAGGAGATCAAGCCTGAGATCGAGCGCCTCAAGGCTGAGCGCGCGCTCAAGGAGCGCGAGGAAGAGGTCAAGGCCCTCTCCGCCAAGGTCACGACCTTGGATGAGGTCATCAACGACCTGAAGAAGCCGATCGGTCCGTTCCACATCGGCCGCACTGACGGTAAGTCCGTCACCGCCGATGAGGAGTCGCCGTACGCTGGCGACGACGCCAAGTCGTTCTACAACGACATCCGCCTCGCCTCCAAGGGCGACGGCGCGGCTCGTGAGCGCCTGATGTCCGCCGCTGGCGGCAAGGCGATGACCGAGGGCACGGCCGCCCAGGGTGGCTACCTGGTCGAGAAGCAGATCGAGCGCCAGATCGTTGAGGTACGCGAGTCCGACAACGTTCTGCGTGGTCTGTGCTCCAAGCTCAACATCACCACGAACGAGCTTCAGCTTGACCAGTTGACGCTCGGTACGAGCGCCGGATGGGTAGCGGAACTCGCTACCAAGCCGGAAGGCACCAGCATGGCGAAGAGCACGGTCTCCGCGACCGTCTTCACGGCAGCCGGCCTGGCCACGGTTTCGAACCAGCTACTCGCTGACTCGAACCCGGCCGTCGACCGCCTCGTCACCGCCGACCTCGCCAAGCGCCTCGTCGCGCTTGAGGAGACCGCCTTCATCTCCGGTTCCGGTACGGGCCAGCCGCTCGGCCTGCTCAACACTCCGGGCCTAGGCGCTACCACGCTGGCTTCGACCACGGTCGCCGACGACGGCGGACTCCTGGACTCGATCCTGGACGCCATCGCTCAGGTTCAGACCAACCACGGTGAGCCGAACGCCATCCTGATGCACCCGCGCACCTGGACTCGCGTCCTGAAGGCGAAGGACGCACAGGGTGCCTACATGGTCGGCCCTGACTCGATTCAGTCGCCGCGCACGACCAACAAGTCGATCTTCGGCTACCGCGTCGTCACCAGCAACCGCGTACCGACCAACCTCGGTGCGGGCACCAACGAGTCGCGCGTCATCGTCGGAGACTTCTCCGAGGCTCTGATCCTCGACCGCCAGGGCATCACGGTAGACGAGTCGCCGCACGTCTACTTCACCAGCAACCAGACGGTATTCCGCGCCGAGCAGCGCGTCGGATTCACCGCAGCCCGCGCTCCGCTGGCCTTCTCGGTCATCGGCGGCGTCGGCCTGGCCAACGGCTAAGTCGAAGGACTAGCAGGAGAACACACCATGGCATCTGAAGTTCGCACCAAGACAGCAGAAATCGTACGCGAGGACATCTCGGGTCAGGGCGGCACGATCGTCCCGGTCCACGAGACCGTCTTCGCCGGCGATGAGGCCATCCTCGATCCGAACTCGCCTCTGGCGGTTCAGATTCCTGAGGACTCTGGCGCTGACCGTTCGCGCATCGCCGTTCCGCTCGGCGAGACCCTCGCTTCCGGTCACGTAGAGGCCAAGTTCGGCACCGCTGCCGCGCCGCTTCCGGTTTCCTCGGAGGCCGGCGACGACCAGCCGTCTGAGTACGTCCGCGCAGTCGGCGACGACTCCGGCGCTGAGCACACGCCGGACCTTGAGCGCGTCGAGACTCCCGAGGTTCACAACGAGACCGAGGTAGTCCGCACCGCCGAGGTCACCCGCGACGTCGAGGCCGAGTCTCCGGCCTCCTCGAAGTCCGAGTAACCAACCCAACATCGATCTCAACAAGGGCCGCCCACCGGGCGGCCTTTGTGCGTTCCGGGACTGTACCATTTAGTTCATGTCGACTCCGATGATCACCCTCGCTGACTACAAGGCTTCTACCGGAATGCCCGCCGACCCCGACCCCTCGGACGGCAAGATCGAGTTTGCGATTGCGTCGGCATCCTCACTGATCCGAAGCTACACCGGGCTTCAGTTCGACATCACCGGTCCTTTCCCGATGTCGACCACGCGCAGCTACGAGTACGACGGCAGCGGCTACCTTGATATCGATGAGTGCCAGGCCATCACCGGCGTCACCATGGAGTCCGGCTACACCGGCCAGACCAGCACTTCGATTGTGTTGACCTCCAATGATTGGTCAGCGTACCCGCTCAATGGGCCGGTCAAGACGTGGCTGCGCCTCGCCGAGGGCGCGGGCTTCTCGATCTCGCCCGCCATGGGCTTCAACTACAACCTCGACACGCTCTACGACCGCTACAGCATCAAGCCCAACATTGTGAAGATCACCGGGTCGTGGGGATGGCCGGAAATCCCCGACGATGTGAAGCAGGCCGTGATCTGGACCGTCGCTTCGCTGACCGAGACCGAGCGCCCGTACACGCAGGAGTCGATCGAGAACTACTCGCGCACCCGTGGTGGCGCGGATTCCGAGGAGCCGATCCCGCTGCGCGCCCAGGCGGTGCTGATGAACTACATCATCCCGAGGCTGTAGATGGCTGCGATCACCGCGAAGTCTAGGGTTGTGTTTGAGCGCAACCGCTTCGGTCAGTTCGCCGCCGCCTGCGATGAGGCCGCCGAGCGCACCGTTCAGCGCACCGTCGATTCTGGTGCGAGGACTTCGCGCGCGCTCGCGCCGTCGTCGGGTAAGAACGTCGCCTCCTACTCCAAGCGCCCAGGCTACGTCCCGCTGAAGCGCTCGATCCGCACACACGTAGCCGGCACGCGCGGCTACTGGTACTCGATTGCTCCGCACGCGCTGTTTGTCGAGGAAGGCACCTCCGCCCACTTGATCAAGGGCTATCTGAACTTCTACTGGAAGGGCGGCCACTTCGTATGGAACAACCCCGAGTTCGGCCCGGTCGGCTCTGGTAAGCCGTACGAGAACTGGGACGAGAGCGGCGCGTGGGTTCGACACCCCGGCACCGGAGCGCAGCCCTTCCTGCGCCCGGCATATGAACGTGTCGCGAAGCGACAGATGATGGAAATTGCACGAGAGGAGTATCCGGGCTGATGGCTACCACGGTAACCGACCCATACAGCATCCTGGCCGGCGCGATCGAACAGGTCGTGCGCTACGAGTTCGATGACGAGCAGTTCCTCGACTTCCGCCACGACCGCCTCCACGCCTCGGTCGGCGCTGACGGACGCACTTACGTCGCCGTCTTCCCAACCGCCGAGGACACACGCGGAATCGAGCACCGCTTGTCGGCGACAATTCAGTTCTACGACGGCTACAAGGCCGACGTTGACCCCTTCCAGCAGGTCGATCCACGCATCATCACCAACAAGGCCGCGCGGCTGCGCCAGGCCTTGGCGAAGGCTCGCGTGACCGGCATGCCGCAGGTGTGGTTCTTCGACGTTGACGCCACGAGATACGTACCAGACGCGACCGGCAACATCTCCCGGTTTGAGATGGTGGTTTCGACTCGCGGAAATAACGACGCACTGGTCGAAACGGCTTAGTTTTGGCGAACCATTAGGTACAGTTCTCTCTATGGCCCGTATTTCAAAGAAGTCCGACGCCCCGGAAGGACCGATCAAGGTCACCATTGGACAGACCTCGTTCAAGGTCGCCGACGACGCTCCTTACGAGACCGACGACCGCGTGGTCATCGAAATCGTTGAGGTGTCCTACGGCGACTTTCTCACGGTCGAGACCGATGAGGGCAGCCCCGTCGCTGAAGCGAAGGCCGAGGCGAAGGCTTTGAACAAGCTTCACAAGGAGCAGGAGAAGGCCAAGCTGGCCACTGCTGTCAAGGACCCGACCGATCCCGCGCCGGAAGTCCCCTCCTCGATTGACGACATCACCAACACGGACTCCAAGGAGACCAACTAGACATGGCAGGACTCTCCGGTAAGTCCGCGTGGATCGCAGGTGCCAAGCAGACCGCTAAGGGCGTCGCCGCGACCGATCCGACTTTCAAGAACGCATTCTCTGGTGGCAACATCGCTCCGGTCCTAGAGACCGATCGTCTGTCTGAGACTGACTCCTCGCGAGACCAGTCCGCCGCCTACATCACCACCTCCGGCGTCGAGGGTTCCCCGGAACTCTACGTTCGTCCTGAGTCGCTGGGCTTCTACCTGGCCGGCGTACTCGGCTCGGTCGTCACCACCGGTACCACCAACTTCACGCACGTCATGAAGCCGGGACAGGTTCTTCCGTGGTACACCTTCTGGAAGAACATCGGCGGCGCTGATGGTCTGTACGAAAAGTACACCGACTGCATCGTTGGATCGCTGAGCATTTCCGCCGAGGCCGGCGCTCCGCTGACAGCCACTGCTGGCATTCAGGGACTCACCCCTGAGCGCCTGACCACCGACCCGGCCGTCGCGGTCGACATGGACTCCGACACCGTCTTCAACTTCAACAAGGCTGCGGTCTCGTTGGGTGGAGGACCGACCCGCCTCGTTCGCTCCTTCGAGCTTACGGTCGAGAACAACGTCGAGCGCCAGCAGACCGACGATGTCGTACCGTACGACATCTCCTTCGGCCAGCGCGAGATCAGCCTCGGCTTCGACATGCTGTTCGAGAACCTGGACGAGTACAACAAGTTCTACTACGGTGGATCGGCCGGTACCCAGATCACCGACAGCATCTTCACCACGGACGCCCAGTTCACCTTCACCATTGACGTCGACACGGAGATCGCCTTCACGTTGCCGTCGATCGCGTACGAGGAGTTCCCGCTGGAGCCCGATCCGGGCGGAGCGCCGATCGTTTCCTCGATTCGCGCCGTCGCCCAGAAGCAGACCGGTATCACCGACTTGCTGACCGCGACGCTGAAGAACACGACCGCTTCCTACTAGACCTAGCCCTCGCTACCGCTAGGACCAGGGCCGCCTTCGGGCGGCCCTTTCCATTTCTGTCGAGCCGGCCCGTATTCTCTTTATATGGACAACACCTCACGGCCTGAGGCCGACGCTGTAGAACTGGCGTTGGCGCAGGCGAAGAGAGTACAGCGGGAATCTCGCCTACTTGTCCAGTCACTCGCCAGGTTGCGAGATTCACAAACCACAGCCCAGGAGGCACAGGAAGATGAGCAAGACC